CTATAACGATATGACTATTTCCATTTGATAATTCTATGCAAATATGAATTGACTCCTGCTAGAACGTGGCGATTGGCAGGTCTTCGGCACTCACGGATGATCCATTGAATTTGTCCCAGAAGAGTTCAAAGAATGGATAGTCAAACGTATCACTCAGGTGCGTGGCATGTTCCTGGTCCACTCCCTTCCTTCGCTCGCTTCGCTTATCTTTTTCCAGTCCCTTGCCTCGGTCATAAACTTCTGCGTGTTCCATTGAGATGATCAGGTTAGGACAATTGGCCTGGTTAATCCGGATCTTCGGCAACCCTTTCATCTTACCATCTTCCCTCAGTGCAACGTTGATCAGTCTGAACTTATCCATATAACTTGGATTCACACCTGTGGTCATGTTGTACACTGTCCATCCGTTCTTCATCAGGATATCCCTCGCCTGGTCTGCAAAGGTCATCTTTGAATTGGCTGTGCGGTTGTTACCTGTCCGGTCATAGTAGAAGTAAACCTCCTTGCAGTTGTGCGGCGCATAGTAAGGAAGGAACTCCTCAAGGAATAAGTGGTCCAGGATCTTCGGACTCTTAACAAAGAACTCCTTCAGTACCTTATACGCATCCTCATTCTGCTGCGATATCGTCATAGCATTGATATTAGCCCCCCAATCCACCGACATTATCAGCGGCTTACCCTTCTGCAGGTCAAGATCCTGCTTACAGTTGAATGACCTGCCATCCAGATCCTTCAGAGGTAAGCCTTCCAGGAAGCCGTTATCATAGTCGGTGTAGTAATGGTCAGCAGTCAGTTGCGCATAGAACCCATCGGTGATCTCTTTTGGCCTGATGTTCAGCATCTCGGCATCGTATTGCATATCATTAGTGAACACCTTCCGCATCGACTCAAAGTAGTCTGGTCTAAGGTTCTGCATATTCACCTTTGCGGTGGCCTTAAGGAATAGGATCCCATCAGGATCCTTCCTAGCCTCCTCCTCCATATCGATGAACCACTTCCCTTTCTTGGTAAGTGGAGTAGAAGAAGTGAAGACCTCTGAGTTCAACAATGGCGCCTTCCTAAAGATTTCCTTCTTTGCCCGGTTTGTCACTCGCACGTTCACGGCCAGCTTCTCATTATCCAGGAGCGCGGCTTCATCACCGCGAATAGCAAATGCGTTCAAACCCCGGCCACTATCTTTATGATCCAAACTCACGAACTGAAAGATGCAGCCATTGCTCCAATGCCAGATATTATTGAATGTATCCGGCGACTGAAACGGCAGCTGGAATCCCATACGTTTCCCTGCAGAACTTCCTACCACATAATCAACATTCTCGTGAATTCCGAACAATTCAAGGCCCTCCTTAATGGCGGGCATAAATTTGGATAGGATTTGTGAATAGGTAGATCCTACCATGGCAAATGATGCCCTGGGCATCTGTTTCACCAATTGCAGCGCATCAAAGCCTAAATAGGTGGTTTTCCCGGCACCACGGCCCCACTCCAAAAACTTCTGCTTCTGTGGCGCCATGGAGGAAATCAGTTGTGCCACATTCAGCGTGACATCCTTTCTGTTATTCTTCATCACGCTCCTCTTTTACTTCTTCCCATTCGGCATCCTGGTACTCCCAATTATTGAGATCTACAACCCCTTTCTTGCTCATTTCCTTCAGCTGCTTTTCAGAGCCTTTTGAAATGTTGATAGTGATATCCAGATTGGCGAGCTTCTCCAGGTTAACGATACTATCCTCTTTATCCAGTTCGGCAAGTTTTATCATCCTGTCCAGGGACCGTCCCATCTGCTCCAGGTTCTTTTCCTTGGTAGCGAGCTGCAGGAGTTTCTGATTATATTCAAAAATGATATACCGCATTCCTTCCTTGCTGGCTTTGTTGATGTCGCCATAAATACGCAGCGCCCTTCCAATATCCCGGTAAGCGGTGGCCTGTGAAATATCGAATTGCTGCTGAAGCACGCTCGCGGCCTGCTCCCTGCTATGAAAATTAAGCAGGAGCGAAAAAGAAGTCTTTATACGCGCCTTCATCTCCTCTTCAAATTTGGAAAGCTCCACACTGCCCTCATTTAGATAGGATGCGAGTATGTTTTCAAAATGGGTATCGTTTTTTGCTATAAGTGCCAATATTCGGGGTTTTCAAGCTAAATTCTGTCTTCCATAACTGCCAAAAAAGGACATAAGGCGGCCTGTCCTTTTTTTACCTCTTTTCATCCCTCAAATTTGAATTATGGCAGAAACCATCTATTTAACTGAGGTCCTTAAAATTATGCGCACGCCAAATGAAGAAGGCCGTGCCATAAAATTTGACATTTCCATTCGCAGCCTGAATAAAAATTCAAAAACAGGCGGTAAACTGAAGGTATATAAAGATGCTAAACTCGTGATGAAGGAAAAGCCGCTGGACAAAAACAGCATCTATGCGCTTAAAAACTTCAAATCTTCAGAAAAAAAAGAAGTCGCTTTCAGAAAAAACCCGCAGCATTTTCAGAACAAAACCCGGAATATCCGACTCGAAAACTCCGAAATCAAGAAAATACACATCAACCATATCATCACTTTCAACGATCTAAACGTGATCTACTAATGACTCAAATAATCCATCAAAACGAACATTTAAGCTTTGGCCTGGGAGCGAATGCTGCTTTCCGCATAGACTCCAAGGAATCCCACTCCCACATCAAGGTAAAGGAAGAGCCTGTAAATGCCAGCTCCAATATCGCCCAGTGGGGAGAAGACAATCTCTATCCGCAAAATTTTATGAAGGTTTTAAAGCTGAACGGCGCCGGTGGTTCCAGTTATCGCTTTAACAAGGCCGCACATTACGGGCAGGGTTTTAAGATTTTCCGCGTAGATAGTACCGATGATGGCAAGGAAGACCGAAAACTGGTGCCTTTGGCCTCCAATAAGGAAATTCATACGTTTTTTAAAGAAACCCGGATGCATCGGGTTTTCACCGAGGTAATTGCAGATCTTGAACACTGGAACCTTGGATTTCCGGAGTATATCCTCTCCAACGATTACAACCGAATTGTGAGCGTTAGGCGCTTGCAAACCGCCAAAATGCGCTATGCCACCATAAATCCAAAAACAGGACTTATTGAAAAAGCCTATTTCTGCCATAACTGGACAACTGCAATGAAACCAGATTCCGAATTCGTGCAGGAAATACACACCATAGACAGTTATTGCAGCGCGTCTCAGGTGAAGGAATATTGCAAGAAAAACAAGATTCATAAATTCACAATGCCCATCTTTTATCCGCTCATCGATGAGACCTACTATCCGGAACCGGAACATCATTCGGTTTACCGGAACGGCTGGATGGACGTCGTGAATGCCATTCCGCAGTACAAAAAGCATTTTTCTGAAAATCAGTTGAATGTGAAATATATGGTTTATATCTCTGAAGAATACTTCCTCAGGACCTATCTCAATGAATGGGAAAAATACACGCCAGAGAAGAAAAAAGAAATCCGAACCGCGTTGACAGATGCTATTGACTCTCATTTGGCCGGAAATAAGAACGCCGGAAAATCAATTCAGTCAACGGTATTCAAAGACCGGGACGGAAATTGGGTAAAAGGAATTGAAGTAGTTCCATTGAAGGATGAAAATTCATCTGAAGGAAAAGGCCTGCTGGATTCCTCTGCCGGAAACTCTGAAATTATGAGCGCCATTGGCGTAGATCCTAACCTTATGGGTGTGGGGATACCAGGAGGAAAACTGAACGGAGGATCCGGAAGCGATAAACGAGAAGCCTTCAGCATCCTGAATTCCCTTTTCAAGACCAAAAGAGAAACCACCCTCGAAATGTGGCGACTGCTACGGGATTACAACGAATGGCCCGAAGACCTTGAAGGTGATTTCGCAGTAACAGAGCTCACAACATTGGATAAGAATCCAACAGGAACAGAAAACAAATTTTGATATGAGAAATACTGTAAAAATCAACTGGAAGACCAAAACAATGAGCCGAATTATTGTTGCTATAATTATAATTTCATTAATAATATTTTTTCATTTCTACCCTCAGAACTTTATAAATAAATGGTTTGAAACCCCTTTTTCCGAGATAAGAATTGTAGATCTATGGGTGCTTATAATTATTTACTAATGGTTATCTGAAAGTTCATCTAAAGATAAAAATCTCAATACTCAATACTAAAATCTCAATACTATCATGATAGTAAAAGACATCATCACCTTCAAGAAACACGTCACCTGCGGCTTCAATTTCGACTTTGAACTCATCCTTCCGTACATAAAAACCCAGGAACGCAAACATTTAAAACCCGTTTTGGGAGCAGAATTATATGCAGCCTGGTCTGCAGCCGCTCCAACCACCGGAAAACCTCTGGAAGTTTTTAAGTTAATGGAAGAAGCCTCTTCCAACCTTGCGATGCTCAATTACAGCCACGTGGGCGTGATCCAGATAAGCGATAAGGGGTTTCATATAAATTCCAACGCCAACACCATCCCGGCAGGATGGGGAGAGAAAAAGGATCTCAGGAGAAAACTCCTGCAGTCCGGCACCCAGGCCATCGATGAAGCTTTGGAGATCATGGAAGCCAATGCGGCAGATTTCCCTACCTGGACAACATCCTCAGGATATACAGATTTTAAAGAATTCTTTGTCCGTAAGACCCAGGATTTCCAGAAATATTACAACATAGAAAACAGCCGTCTCACATTCCTCAAGCTAAAGCCGCACCTCTTAAAGGTGGAAGATAAATTTTTTGATGCATTGTTGGGAGATGAGACGGTTACTATTATAAAGGCCGCTTCCACAGAGATCACCAAAAAGGCATTGCGATATTGCCAGGCTGCACAGGTAGCCTTTTGCCTTTCTGAACTCGCCTATGAAGGCGCTTTTGCGGTAACGCCAAACGGACTCGTGATCACCAGCGAGGAATTGCCCGGTGAGAAATACGGCAGGCTCACAGAAAAGGAGCTCTACAACTTTCACCTGGCAAAACAGAACGATGCGAATGAGTATATGAAAAAACTGCTGTTGCACCTCAATGAGAACCCGGAAATATTTGCAGAGTTCGCCCTAAAAACAGCTATCAGCACACCCAATCCAGCCCACAACACCACATCAACCGTAAGCTTTTAAGCTGTCCTTTTTTTGAGAAGGGATAATACCCAATTTTGAATTATAACATAAAATATCAATGGCAAACGCTCAAATACCCTCAGTAGAAATCACCGGAAAGCAAAATGTAAACCCGTCCATCAACAGGATTACAGAAGCTACAGCAGAAGATTTTCAGGAGATCGGGCAAATCCTTGTGGACCACGCCAATAAGATAGACGAGAATTCCCGAAGCACAGAAGAAGCACAATATTACGGCCTCTTTGAAAGCCTTGCCATTCTGCAGGCTGCCTTCCCGGTTGCCGAAGAAAACGGCTGGGCGGTAATAGATCCTGGCGCAGGAAACCCAAAGACCATAGCCACCTTTGCCAATGGATCCTGGAGTATAAATACCAACATTGCCCCCATACAATTTTACACCACCAAAGCCAACCGGCCAGATCCCGGAATAGAAGGAGTGTTTTACGTGGTCAAGGATGAGAAGATCCTCTACTTATATTATGATGGCGGTTACAAACCCTTCGGAAAAGACGGCACCAACGGACTCGATGCCTACCAGGTCGCAGTGGCTTTTGGCTTTGCAGGAACCGAAGTTGAATGGCTGGCCACTTTGGTTGGGAAATCAGCGTATCAAAGTGCGGTCGATACCGGATTTGAGGGTACCGAAGCAGAATGGATCGCGAGCGTTCAGGGAATTGAAGGAAAATCAGCCTATGAAGTTGCAGTAGAAAATGGATTTTCAGGAACTGAAGCCGAATGGCTTTTAAGTTTGGAAGGCGCTCCCGGAGATCCCGGCATTTCAGCGTATGAAGTTGCTGTAGCTAATGGTTTCGTTGGCACGGAAGCTGACTGGCTCTTAAGCCTGGAAGGAACTCCCGGAGATCCCGGCATTTCAGCTTATGAAGTAGCCGTTGCAAATGGTTTTCAGGGCACAGAAGCAGAATGGATTGCCAGCATAGAAGGTGTAGAAGGAAAGTCTGCTTATGAAGTAGCCGTTGCAAATGGATTTGCGGGTACTGAAGCAGAATGGTTGGCCAGTTTAGAAGCTCCTGCGGGAGCAGATGTTCGCCTTGCTAATGTAGCAGTCAATTTAAGTGCAGCAGAAAGAATAGCGCTTTTAGCCAAGATATCAGAACCCCCACAAGTAACAAAAACAACCACGGTTTCTTTTAATACAGAAGCATTAAGCGATGGAGGATATTCCCAAAACGGTAAAAATGTATTAGTGCAAAACGGAACTAACGCAATAAATATCACAGCAGGAGCAACAGCAAACGGAGTGTATTCATTTCAAAAAGAAGGTACAGGAGCGATTACGTTTTTAGCAAGCGCAGGGAAAACAAGGCGAGATGTTGATGGAACAAATGTAATGAACGGAGCAATAGGAAGTACCGCAACGGTTTCAGTGGTGGGTACAGTTGTATCAATACGAATTTCAAACGCGGTATAGTATGAACCCAGTACAGTTATTTGAATATGGGAAAAAACGAGGTGGAGCAATTCAACCTAATACTTTTATAGGTGGAGTTGCGAGTACGATTCTAACAAAAGAAGATTTAGCGACTAAGCTAGGGATTTCAAGCGCAAACATTTCTTATTTTGCTGTTATTGGTAATGATATTGAAGCAACAATAAGCATTAATTATGCACTACCAAATTATGTATTTGTGGATAATGAGGATATTACCTATTTTATTGATAAAGGAAAGATCACAAGTATAGGTCAATTTGCATTTTCACACAACTCAAGCAGATTTACAGGAAAATTAAAGTATATAAGTATTCCGAATGCCACTATTGCGTACAGGCACGCATTTTCATATTTAAATGAAATTGACGCAATAGAATTAAATTCCTTAACAACCTTTTCTGATGACAGACATTTTGTAAACTCAGGCTGTAATATTTACATTCCTTCAATAGCGACAATAGGTAATAACACGTCTAATCAAGCAATCTTTGAAAATACTAGTGATAAAAAAGCTGTTATTTATTTACCACCTTCATTTGCTACGGTTAATGCAGGCGCAGAAGAACCAGATATAGTTCATGGAAGAAGCTTTGGAGCAACAATCAGTTATATTCAAAACTACACAACGCCTAGCCCTATCAATAATTTAAGTGTAGGTACTGTTTATGGAACAGCCGTACAGCTTAATTTTACGCCACCCACAGGAAGCTTTAATGCGATTGACTATTATGAGTTATATGTGAATGGTATTTACAATAAAAAAATAACAAGTGGAGATTACATTACAGGATTAAGCCTTGATACTAACTACATTTTTGAAGTGAAGCCCGTAGATATTTATTATAACAAATCCACTAGTAACACAGTAGTTCAAAAAACAAATGCAACTTATACTATTCCAACTTCTAATATTGTTTCCTACTACAAAATGGAAGGAAATACACTTGATAGCGCTGGAACAAATCACGGTACACCTACGGCAATTACTTATACAGCAGGATTAGCAGGACAGGCAGCCGTATTTAACGGTTCTTCAAGTTTTATAACAATTCCAGATGCGGATAACTTAAGTTTTACGGACGGAACAAATGACAAGCCCTTTAGTTTTATTTTACCGATAAAATGGACGGCGAACCAAATTTCTCTTCTATTTTCTAAATTTAATTCTTCTGTAAGAGAATATACATTATTACATGTTTCTGGTGTTTTAACATTAAGAATGTATAGCTTAAATTCTTCTTCAATTCTTAAAGAATTTAATTACTCGTTTAATCCAATAACAGGAGAGGATTACATCTTTGCTATCACACATGATGCGAACGGAAACCTACAATTAGTTATTAATAATGTTAATGTAGGAGTTTCAACAACAACAGTAGGTAATTACACAAGAATGAGCAATACAAATGCACCTCTTATAATTGGTAAACACCCAACAGCAGGGGGGTATTTCTTCAACGGAATATTAAATGAACTGCCTATTTTTAATAAATGCCTTTCAAAACCGGAAATTTCAGATATCACCGTGAAACTTTTATCAGGACAATCACTAATATAAAATACTATGCTAAAACTAAGAACAAAAACAGAATTCTCGGTAACACCGCCAAAGGCAAGAACCCCTATTAATGTGATTGTGCGGTTTATAATTGACGGTATTTTTATGAATAAGAATACCATTACACCTCAAGGATATTATTACTACAAAGATGAATTTGACAGAATAGTAAAACTGGATGATTTAGGTTCAAAGGCCCCTAAGTCTTGGGATATGATTATTCAGATTGAAAATAATGGAATAGTGCCTTTACTTAATTCAAATATCAATTTGTATGATAATGTAATGCAGAGATTGGAAGAATTTTCAGAATTGCAGCAGCAAGTAGAGATCGGGGAAAATTACGGAACTACTCCAAGCGATTGGGAGGCTGATATTGACATCGAATAAACAGAATAAAATGAAAACAACCCTCCCCCCTCAAAGCATCCTAATTTGGAACTGGCTTAAAGAAGCCGCTACAAATGTGTGGCGTTTTACACTTGGAATCCTGCTGTTAAGTATTGGATTGTTGCTGTTACCGTTAGTAACGATAGCTGCCATTGGTTTTTATTTTGCAACCCTAAGAAAGAAGAAACAAAACGCACGGGAAATTCTGCAAAGTCAGGGATCAACCTACAAGTTGATTGCAATCGGCATTAACATCTTGGGAAATATTATTGGCGGTTCATTTTTCAACTGGCTGCTGCTTAAAAAACCGTCTCAATTTCCGTATGGAATACCGGGACAAAAGATTTCCACAGTAACTCAGCTCAATTATAAGCTGGATAATTTAAGCGAATGGGGCTTGAATTTAAAGCACGATCTGGACACCATCGAGGAAGATCATTGTGAGCGTTCGCTTGAAATAGACTTGAACTACTACTGCAATTTCCTTGACAAGTACAAAAGGATCCAGGCAAAGTTTGAAACCATCGAGCGTACCAAGGACTTTATGGCAAAATATAATTAAGGAATTCCCCCTTCGGGGGTTAGGGGGCTGGGTGCCTGCGCGAACCAACCTGTGAAGGTTAGCGCGTGCCTGCGCGAACCAACCTGTGAAGGTTGGGGCGTGTCCTTTTTTTAAACTCTTCCAATAAAGACTTTTATACTTCATAAATAATGTGATGAAAAAGTTTTTATTCCTCTTATTAATTTTCTGCTTTGGGCCTTCCAGCAGTCAGAATTTATATACCAACGAACCGGACCTGGTGTATCCTATCCTGGAAGAATTCATTGCAGAGAATTTCAAGAACCAAACCCGGAGTTTTGAAAAGATAAACCAGATAGATACCATCATGGTGGTGTGGATGAATTATCCATTATATGGCAGTCATCAAAGGATTGGCAAAAGCCATACAATAAAGATCCACCGCTGGCTAATTTTGCAGCCAAAACGATTTGAGCGAACACTTAAGCACGAACTCGGACACGTTTTCGGTCTGCGTCACATAAAATCTTCGTATGAAGACGAGGCATTTTTAGAGTTTATGAGCGATGTGCATTATGAAGAAGTTGAATTCTATTACCGGGACCCCGAAACCTGGAACAAAATAAACCATAATTATTATCAATCTTTAATTCCCCCAAAATGAAAAAAATCATACTCCTTCTTTTGGCCGCTTTCCTTTTTATAGGCTGTGCTGCTGCGCAAACAGATCAAAAACCACTTTTTAAAGTAAAGGCTACTGTTAGTACCATCGTAAGCGATATTGCCATTTTGGATACTTCCTATGATTATGATTACCAGGCACCCGCCGGGGATCTGGAAATCTATAAGGAATATATGTTTCTCCTGGAAATCGTGGATTGTGGCAATTGCAAATCCCGCAAGGCAATAGTAGTTTGGTCTGCCATTACCCCAATGCAAGCTCAAAAAGATATGAACGCCATCCCGGAACATTTGGCTAAACGCGTAAAACCAAAAAGATGATGCAGGAACTTCAGGACAACTCTATTGTACTGTCAATTATAGGATCTGCGGGAACAATTCTCTTGGCTCTTGGAGCGAACAAATGGGGCTCAACTTTTTTAGAGTGGGTCAAGGAGAAAAACAAGGTCGCTAAGGAAAAAGCAACAGATAAATCTAGCCAGGTTGAAAAGTTAAATAAAAGAATCGATGATCTTGAAAGGGACGTTGCGGAAGAGCGCGGCAGAATTGTGAGAACCCACACCATCCTGAACGCAATGCTGCCATTAATGCGCATTATTATGAAGGATTACCCGGAGCATGTGTATTTACTGGACAGTCTTCAGAAAGAAATTTTCGAATACAAAACTTCTGCAGACGGCAATGCAGCCAAAAATTAAAACTATGAACCAGCACTTTGAAAAAGCATTCCACGAACTAATTATGATTGAAGGCGGATATGTTAATGACCCTATGGATCGTGGCGGAGAAACCAAATATGGAATTTCCAAGAAAGCCTATCCGCATCTGGATATTAAGAACTTAACGCTTCAGGATGCCAAGGATATTTATTTGGAAGATTACTGGAAAGCTTCGGGATCTCATCACATGCTGAAGTATGATCTTGCCTTGGAGTTATTTGATACCGGTGTGAATATGGGTCAGGGAATAGCCAGAAGATTCCTTCAGGAGGCTTTAAATCTAATGAACCGAAATGGAAGAGACTTCCCGGATCTTGAAGTGGATGGAAAAATAGGACCTATTACAATTTCAGCTTATAAAAAGGTGGATGATACTATTTTGTTAAAGGTTTTAAACGGACTTCAATTTATGAGGTACGTATGGATTTGTGAAGAGAGACCTGATCAGGAGAAGTATTTCAACGGCTGGATGAAACGAGTGTAATGAGCAAGCTCCGGATCTATATAATTATAACAGCATTAGCCAGCATCACATTGGTAGTGACATTGTTTTATACCCTGAAAATCTGTACCGAATGAAATTCACGCCTAACATTCTAATAATTATTGGGCTGGCCATACTAATGGCCGGGCAAACCTATTTTCTATTTGATTTCTACACCAGGAACAAAGCCCTGGAGAAATCGGTAAAAATTGTGGATAAAAAGATGGAAGCTCAGAAAGCCGAAAATGAGGTGGCGATTTTGAAGCTTCAGGATTCGATTCAGGTTTATGATGAATATCTGGCAGAACTGAATGGCTCCCTTCAAAAGATTGAAAACACCATTGATGCAATAAATAAGAATTCAGATGAAAAAAAAGCTGCTATTAACAGCGTTACTGATGCTGATATCCTCACCGATATTCTCACAAAACGATACCGTTAAACTCCCTTTTGAAATTGCAAAGAAGATCGCACTGGATCTTGAAGAGAAGGATCGTTTGCAGTCAGTTCAAAAAGTGAACACCCTCATCATCGCAAATCTGAAAGAACAAAACAGCACGCTATCCCTGCAATCTGAAAATAAATCTACACAATTAGTACTCCTTAGGGATTCCTACAACATCCTGAAAACACAACTTGAAGCAGAAAAAGCAAAGAAACCGGGATCCAACTGGCTGGTCTGGGCATTAGCAACGCTGGCAGCATTTGGTGGCGGCTTTGTTTTAGGGGTTGTGAATTAACTCCCCCTTCGGGGGTTGGGGGGCTCTGTCCTTTTTTTAGTTGCTGCCTTCCTTCAATTTAGCGTTATGAAACTAACTCTGAATTACACACTAAGCTTTATTCAAGACCTAATCCTTTGGATGTCCTTGGGGATTTTCGGGAGAAACATCAAACTTGCACGCACCTGGGATGAACTTAACGAAATCCAACTGCAGGAGATAGCGGGGTCATTGGAGCATTTTCAAAAATTTAAAGATTGCCACCCGGTAGATTTCCTGCCGGCGATCTTCTCCAGGCTTTATGTTTCCCTGGTCAAGAACCTGCTCAGGACAAACAATCCCGTAAAAACCTACATTGCTTTAAAACAACTCCCTCCGGATGAATACCAGGAGAACGTTCAGTTTTTGCTGAAGGGAAACCAGAGAACCGTATTTCCAAAGGCCATTCGTGTGGGATTCTTCAAAAAAACAACCTTCCACCCTCCGGGGCCAAGGCTTAACAATATTGTGGTGAAGGAATTTTCCTTTGCAGATGCTATGTTTTATCGCTGGCGGGAACTTCAGGATGACAGGTATCTGGATTTGCTTTGCGCGGTCCTGTACCGGGAAGCCGGCGGAGAAAAAGAAACCGATATCCGGAAGGAATTTCAAAATGAACTGGTAGATAAAAATTTACACTTATGGAAAAAAGTACGCCGCAAAAGGAAACTCGCCATCGCCTATGCCTATGAAGGATCCCGTAATTATATGGCAGGAAGGCACCTCAATGTTTTTCCTCCAGCTCCAAAACCCACCGAAGAAGAAAAACTCAAGCCAAGACCTAAAGCCAAATATGTGCCTTTCGGAAAATTGATCTCGGCAAAGGCAGAATACAAGCCGCACCAACTCGCAGCAGTGGAAAACCTGAACCTTTACAAATTCCTTGGCTTATTCGATAATGAACTTTCTGAGAATCAAAAATCCAAAAAATGACACATAAAGACATCATAGATTATTTCCAGAGTCTCAACGCCAATTTCACGGCATTTCCCGAAAAATCATTTTTCAGGATGGATCTGGATGAGATTATGGGATCCTTTAAGTCCGGGATCAATTTTCCCGCGATGGTGGTGGAGTCACCAGAAGGCGATGCAGAAGGTTCTTCTTTAAGCAACTCGGCCATTGGAATCAACTTCATTTTTACAATTTACCAGCGCCCGGTGCAGGATGATTTTGCGAGTCAGAATGAAATGCTGGACGAATGTGAGCGCCTGGGGAGGAAGATCATTTCCCGGATGCGCTATGATGCCCGAAACCCCGCGCATCTTATTTATAATAAATTCAAGGTTTCCTCAATGAAATGGATCAAGGAAGGCCCCATCTTTAATGAAGGCCTGTATGGATATCAGTTCAGCGGAAGGTTTGAAGGCGATGAGCTTCCAAAAGTGGATGCCGCCGATTGGGAAGACATTGATTTAACCTGTTAATATGGCCGTAGATAACATCACCGCACGGGAGAAGCAAATAGGAAAAGCCGCCGCGAAAATGGCGCACAACTATGTGCAGGGATTGATCGCGCAAAAATTAACCGTCCGTGGAAAAGGCATCAAGGGGAAAAACCCCCTTGCCAAATCCACCCGGCTGGTTTCCAAGATGGGACAAAACAGGCTTTTGGGAATCGATTTCAAGACCACAAAGGTTGGATATGTGCAACATTTTGGATTCACAGGAACCCGGTACGCCGGGAGCGTGGAATTAAAGGATGAACGTTATAAGAAATCTTACACCAGCCGGAAACCCCACAGCGTAAAACTTAAACCCCAGGATATATTTAAGGACATCTACACAAAATCTGGTGCCTTCGATTATTTAATGAAAAACCTGAGTGAGACCAGGAGCGAGGCAATTATCCAGCGCCTCACCAAATTATCACTCCGAATAAATAAAGAAACATAATGGCAGCACCTACAATTTTCAATCTTGCGCTAAAAGTCAACGACAAACAGGCGACCACAACCCTAAACTCTGTAGGAAAAGAGCTGAAAGCATTGCGCGGTTACACCCGGAATTTAGAGGAAGGAACTGAAAAATGGCACGCTGCCAATAAAAAACTCGCCGAAGTAGAAAATACCTACGATGGGATGAAGAAAAAGCAGCGCGATTTCATCAACCAAACCAAAGAAGCATCTGATGCAACAAATGCGCAAACTTCGGCAATGGCGGAATTTGGCGAGAGTTTTTCCGGTGCTTTCTCCAGCTTAAAAAATGGGGATCTTATGGGATTCCGTGCAGGGATGATGGGAGTGGCGTCAGGTATTGGCGCTGCAACCAAAGCCGGACTTGCTTTTATTGCCACTCCTATAGGTGCAGCAATTGCGGTTTTAGCAGGAGTTGTTCTGGCAACAAAGGAATGGGTGAAATACAATGAAGCTGCCGTGGAGGCAAACAGGACCACGCAGCAACTCACCCAATTAAGCGGAGAAGCCCTGGACAGTGCAAGGGTACGAGCCACAGCAATTGAAAAAACCTTTGGGAATGATTTCAAACAAACTCTTGAAGTCGCAAAAAACCTTGTAAACGCTTTCGGTATAACCTATGAAGAGGCTTTTGAAAGGATCGAGGACGGACTTATTCGCGGAGGAAAAGAGAACGGCGAGTTTATGGATAGCCTGAAGGAATATCCAAGGCTGTTTGCCCAGGCAGGGTTTACCGTGGATGAGTTTCAGAAGATAGTGAACACCGGGATCGATATGGGGATTTATTCCGATAAACTTCCGGATGCCATCAAGGAGTTTTCCCTCGAAATTATGGAGGAAACAGCCACCGCACGGGAAGCGCTGGAAAACGCCTTCGGACAGGAATTCACCAACAAAATTTTTACCGGGATTCAGGATGGAAGTTTAACCAGTAAAGATGCCCTGGCGCTTATTTCTGCCGAAGCCGAAACCATAGGACTCAATGCTCAGCAGGCTCAACTTCTCACCGCCGATCTTTTTAAAGGTGCAGGGGAAGATGCCGGAGGAGCATTGGTTATTTTTGAAGCTGTAAATGCAGCACTTAATGAAGAAGTGAGAGCGCTTACTCCTTTGGAAGAAGGTTTGCAACGTGTGGCCGATGCTAATTTAAGACTGGAACAAGCTCAAAATGATGCCTTGAAATCTGATCAATACGCCGCTTTTGCAAATGATATCTCCGTTTCCTGGACAAACTTTAAAGCAGGCTTTTTTGAACTCAGCAATGAAGTTTTAGAAAAACTTGCAAGCGTAGATACCGCCTTCAGGAAATTTGTGTTCCAAACTGTTCAATATACCAAGGATGCTTTTACAATAGGTGCCGATGCCGATTGGGATGCGCTTGGAGCAGAATTCGATAAAAAACAAAAGGAAATGGAAACCCGTGCCGCTGCGCAACGGGATGCTGAAAAACCAAAAACCGAAGATCCTACAAATCCAAACGGCAACGGATTAAAAGAACAGGAAGCCGCAAAGAAAAAAGCTGAAGCGGCGATCAAGTTGAGCGCTGCCAGAACCAAGGCAGCCATCGATGAAGAACAAAAACGCCTTGAGGCCATTGACAAACTGGAAGCAGATTATGTAAAAAAAGCGGAAGACCGCGAGGCAGATTCCGCAATTAAAAAGGCGGAACTCGACCAGCAACGTGCAATTGAAAAAGCCAAATCCCTGGGAGCGAATCAGGAATTGATAGACCAGATTGAAGCAGAGCATCAAATCAAGATCGATGAAGCCAAAACCGCCGAAGAGGAAAAGGAACTGGAGCGTATGAAAAGCTTTGAGGCTAAGAAACGAGAACTGGAAAATGAACTGGAACTTGCAAAAGCCGTTACAGAGGAAGAAAAAGACGCTATAAAAAAGGAGCAGGAACTTGAAAAGGAGGCTTTATTGTACGAGGAAAAGCTTGCCAAATTTGAAGAGGAAATGGCATTCCTGCAGCTTACAGAGGAAGAGAAGAATTCTGTAATTGAAAAACTGAAAGAAGCTCATGAAAATGCGGTTTTAGGAATCCAGAAAAAGGCAACCGATGAAAAAATAAAGGATGCCAATCGCCTGAATGCCGAAAAACAGCGATTGATAAGCGACTCCCTGAATGCTGCGATAACTGCAGCCGGTGCAGAAAGCAAGATAGGACAGGCATTATTGATCGCCAAGCAATTAATGGCTGTAAAGGAAACAGCCATCCAGTTGGGATTATTCGCCAATAAAATGGCCTTGAACGCAGGAGAAGCAACCGGAGCAGCCGCAACCGGGGCAGCAGAAACCGCCAAGGTTGGTTTCCCTCAAAACATTCCGTTGTTAATTGGGTTTGGGATCCAGATAGCAGGGATCATTTCGGCAGTAAAGAATGCTGGAAAAGCAAAAGCAGGAGTCAAGACAAGTTTTGCCCGTGGTGGTTTCACCGATCTCTTCGGAATGGGATACAAAGATTCTACCGGACACGAAGTTGCAGGAGATGTTCACGTGAATGAATACGTGGTTCCTGAAGTGGTTAGAAGAGATCCCGAAGTTCCACCCATTTTGAATTATTTGGAGAATAAACGAAAAAAGAAACTCGGCTTGTATGCTGCCGGTGGTGATACACCTGGCGATTTAAAAGCATCTGATGTGCTACCAACTTCCGGAAGATCAGATTCCCGGCAAATTGCACTTTTGGAAGCTATTCTGGAAGCTTTAGATATCACCGGGGATATATTCTTCGGCTTTGAAGCCGAGCAGAAACGCCAGGAAGCGGCAGATAAACTAAATAAAATTAAGGAACGGGCAAAAATTAAAAAGAAGTAAGAAATGGCAAATATTTCATTTACCTATAAAAAATACCTTTCAGCGCCATATTTGGATGTGGTGGTTTATAATGGCAACCCGGTTGATAATATAAATTATATGGATCAGCCGTCCTGGATCAAGATGATCACCCAGGCACAAACCAGGAACGGAAGTGGGAAAATTACCAGCTACACCTACCGCGTTGCCATAGATCCGGAAGTTGCAAACAATCTTTCTGCCGGATTTCATAACGCAGTTGTTAAAATTTACTCCTATTCCGGAGGATCGGCAAATGGAACTTTGATAAACACCCTTAATATCACGTTGGAGATCATTGATACCATTGCCCTTAATCTTTCAAAAACCACCTATAATTTTGCCTTTGTCCAGGGATCGGCAGCGCCTGCAGTGCAACCGCTCACCATTTCCACAGAAAATGCGTGGAGCATTATTGGCACGCAGCCCTGGTTGACATTTTCTGCAAATACCGGAAATTCTGCACAAACCATCGATCTTGGCGTAGATGTTTCCGGCCTTGCCATTGGACTTTATGAAGCGACGTTCCAGGTAGATGATGGCGCCAGTGTAAAGCAGGGAACCGTTTCCCTTCTTATTTCCGGCAGCGATGAGAGCGGGGATTTTCTTATCTTATCCCGTACCAGCCTTTCTTTTTCTGAAATTCTTGGAGAAGCACCCACGCGCACTGCAAATGTTAGTGTGGAAACTTCACTTGCTGCAACCGTAAGTACTGCAACGCCCTGGTTAAATGTGTCACCGCTTTCATTACCGGTGGGGACAAACTCAATCCAAATAAATACACAGGCCACAGAAGGGCTTGCCCTTGGAAATTACAACGGCAGCATTCGTGTGGAAACGGGATTTTCGGTAAAAACCATCAGTGTTTTATTAAGGATTGTTCAGGAACTCACCGAGGGGATCGAGAGCGGCAAGCTGTATTATGCAGATGACAGGAACGCGCTTATACTTGGAACCGCGACTTCCAATGCAGAAGCTCTTATGGAATTTGAAAGCACCGCTTCCGGGAAAATAAAATCCTATTCCAGGAGGGTGCCCTATTTCAACGATCTGGCAGAAGTCATTATAGGCCTTGAAACCAACGCGCTTTTAAAACCACAGAACTTACCTTCCATTTTCACCTCCGGAGCATTTATCCCGGTGAAACCTTTGGAAATGGATTTCACGGTGTATGACAAAGTGATAAATTCCACCGCAATTACAGAACGCTCCAGTTATGCCAACGTGAAGTTCCTGAATGGAAGATCTCCTAAGACAGAAAACAGGCTTTCCAATATCCCTGCATCAATCACGGTTCCAAAAGATGCGCTTATAAGTTTCAGTTTTTATGATGAAGGATCAATCGCCAGCATAGAAATTTCAGGATCGATCACCGGTTCTGTTCCAATTTTGGGAATTTCCACCAATATTTATGCTGCTGTGGTAAACCTTTCAGATTATTCCCTTTCAGGAGGCGATAAAATCACCATTTCCTGTGCAGGACACAGTATTGATGTCATTATAAAACCATCAGAATTATCAACCTACAGGTTGATTTGGCTCAACCAGTGGGACTGCCCGGAAATTATGAGTTTGGATGGCGCCATTGAGATCATTGAGGAAGAAGACAGCAAAACCGTGAGCCTTGCCGAAGCCGGGAAGGTGATTTCTCGCATTATAGAGATCAAGGAACCCAAAAGTTTCAAGGTGGGCACCGGAAATGTATATTCCAATGCAGAGGCAAACTGGCTCGCCGGGATCCTTCGGAGTAAAAAAATGTGGTTGGAAATTGCCGGGGAACGTGTGGAAGTGGTGCGAACCTTCCGAAGCATTTCTGTCTCAAAAACGAGACAATTCAGCAGAAATTATAATTTAACCTTTGATGCCGCCATTAGATGATCCTATTCAAAACCGAAAAGAACATAGAAATAGACCTTTCTGCGTATGGCGTGTCGCTTAATGAGGAAAGCAACCTTTTTTCAGACAGTATTAACAAGAGTTTTTCCCTGCCTTTTTCTATAAATACAGATGATGACCTTGCCGGGAAACTAGGTTTGCCTTTCCTGGACAACATTACGAACGTGGAAACCAAGGTGCGTGGGAAATTGATCCTACCGGACCGGTATTATCCTGCAACCCTGTTTTTAGGTGAAATTGAAGGCAGCACCATCGAGTGCCAGATTTCCTATGGAGATGAGGAGCTTGGCGTGTACGATCTCAAGCTGAAAGAATTACCATGGCCGGTGGTGCTCTCTCCCGATTTGCGCGCTTACGCAAAAACCGTGATCACCAAAGAATGGCCGGCCACCCCCTTTAATTTTCCAATGGTGTACGCCCCAAAAATTGCAGATGGCGATGATTACGAGGATTTTCTAGGATTCATGAACAATTACACCGGCACACAGTTTGTCGAAAATGTTACGCAGGAAGTCACTCCAGATATCTTTTACAGGAACTACAACGTGATGACGCCCTTTCCTTATCTCTTGGAAATACTAAGGTTCGGCTTCTCCCTGGAAGGAAAAACCATAGGCGGTCCTGCGGTGGATAATGCCCTGCTTCGGAAAGTGCTGTTTATGCCAGACACCTATTTGGAACGCTTTAAAGGATCTCAGTTTCAAAGTTTCTCTTTTGCGATTCCGGATGAAGTAATTCGCAGCAATATGCGGAATGTTGCCATCTACAGGCGCCAATTTACTGCGGAATTTGAAGGCACTTATGACCTGAAATTCAACCTGAACCTGGATCCCGTTACCGCGCAGTTTTTTGAGCTGAAAGTTTTGCAGATAGACGCCGGAACTTTAGCCGAAACAACCTTGTATTCGGCTAAATCTGAAAACAACCGGGTAAAAATAGAGCACGAATTAAAAATAAACATCACCCCAGAAACCACGTTTGACACCATCAAGATAGAACTTACCCTGAACTGGCAACCCGAAAGCATTGCGCCATTCAACCAGTTTGAATTTTTATTTAATGATGGAAGGCTCAATGAATTCCCAACGTATTTTTCCCTGGCGAATTTTATGCCGGATATGGATTTTGGCGAGTTTGTGAATGAAGTAAAGAACTGGCTCAATTTGGATTTTAATATTGGCGATTCCATTGTGAACATAGATTTTACCCAGGATTCCATTTTGCTGAAGCAAAGGGAGGATCATTCCCACCTCGAAATTCCGCAGCCCAATAAAAAACACAATTCCAACAGATTCTACAAGCTTTCCTATGCCAATGGCGAGCGCATATTTTACAACGACAACGGACAGATATATTCTGAACTGGAAGAAGAAGGCGATGAGATCATCACTATAGAAATGGACGTGCAGCCGGCAATTGTGGAACAAAACCTAAATATTTTAACCGCCGTTTTGCCCGAAAACAGATCGGCCATAGATTTTTGCGTATATGACGGTCTGGTGAACGGAAAACCTTTGTGTTCTCCAACCCTCATCCGGCAGTTATTCCTGCAAAATGTATTTTTATCCTTTTGGGAGTTGTGGTTAAATTACCGCGTGCATTCCAAAAGCTTCAAAGAAACCTTTGAATGTTCGGTCTATGAACGCATTTCCATAGAGGAATTAAGCTACAAATACACCGAGCTGCACGTGCTCAAGAAATTACAAAGGAAGTTTTTAAGTGAAAAAACGATGAAGGTAAGTGTGGAAAGTGAGACGTTTTAATCTTGAGGAGATAAAAATAGGATGTTAGGCTACGCTCTGGTAATTTTTACCGTAACATCCGTTAGAGCGTGCTTAAACTCCTTATTTAACTCTATAATTTGTAAAGTTGTAACGATTTCAAATTCTATTACAGGATTATTAAAATTTTCATTAAATTCTGGACTCCCCGTTATAGACTTCTGCATTTTTCGATTAAATTCTTGAAGTTTTAATTTATCCTTCTCAATTCCAAATTCCTTGGAAACAAAATACTCAAACTGTTGAATATTAATACTCATTAGTTTGAACCACTTGTTAATTTCTTTAGAATTACATGAACCGTGATTCAATTTTATTAGAAAAGCCTTATAGTTGGATTTTATGTCTTTTACATCCTGAATGAAAAGATCTTTTACAGCTCGATCATCACCAATTTTCTTCTCAACAAGAAAAAATATGATTACCCCAAAACCGAGATTGACTAATATAGATATTACCTCGATTGTATTAGTGGCACTAAAATCTTCAAAAAGCTTAATTAGAGAGTAAAAAAGTAGGAAGAGTAGAAAACCTCCAATAAAAGAAACAATTGTATATATGTTTATAAACTTATTTTCTTTTTTCAAAATGTGGTTTTCGAGGTATTCCATTTACCCGTTTCTGCTCCCATTCAGCAACAGTTTCATTCTTAATCACAGATACCCAATCAGGCTCCTCATTTGAAATAATTCTCAATCGAGGAATTACTACTTCTTGAGAAAATTCATAAGCAAGATTACCAAAAGCTTCATCTAAAAAGGAGGAGGCATATCCTGCAGTACTATCTAGATTAACTTCTAGGAAATAATCATTTTCAGGATCCTTCTTTTCTTCCAAAAGCAATTTCTCAAAAAGCGGCTTTAACACTTCTTGAAAAAATTCTTCACCTGAATGCGTTCCTTGCGTTTGATATCTCGGACCGGGATATTCTGTAAACTCAAGAACACTGTATTTAGTTACTTTTTCTGCCATTTTCAATACACTCTGCATCTAATTCCCAATAATAAAAAGTTCCACTGAAGTAAGAATTCAGATCTCTAACAGAGCCTTTCTCTAGGTGCAAAGATACTTTATTTGTAATTACAATTAAATTTTTAACTTCTTTTTGGCGCTGTATCTTATTTAAAAGAGGTAGGCCTTTATTTCTGTTGCCTTGGTCAACATGCCTGGAACTGTATTTTTTATTAAAAGCCCTTAATAAGATTTCAGAATCTGAACGGTTTTTGAACTCATCCGCTATTTGTTGACTAAACTTCTTTTTTAAAGTTTTTAAAATGCCATAACCATTATCAGCGAATGTAAAAATTACTCTATTAGTCACCGGATTATAATTAAACGCAAATAACCAATGCTCATTTTCACTATAGGCGTGCTCAACAGCATTCCCATTAATTTCTTGTATAATGCTATATACTGGATGATAATGTGAAGGGGTTCCAGTTATTTTTTCCATGGCTTCTTTTACGGCAATTCCAATTTCTCTGTTCTTGGTAGTTCCTCGACCCTGTTTAATTATTAAGTTCTTATTTTCCGGTGGAGCAAATTTATTTCCTGTTAAATTTTTCATGTGAGCCAAAAAACCCGATTCTTTAAAAATCTTTTTACAAGCTTCATCTTCGGGAAAATTGCCTTCAATTTCTATATTACTTAGGGACAACTCTTCTACAACGGATAACAAAATACATATTGCGCCAATGTCTATTTTTTTTATTCCTCGCAAATCCACAATGATTTTATCTACGTCTGAAGATTTACTTTTGTACGACTTCAGTTCTTGAAGGTAGCTTATAACTTCCTCTGTGTTATCAAGAAGAGTGAACTCTTCACAAGGCTTTTTCAGTATTACATTTTTTTCAAAATCGTAAAAATTGTCTAGCAACTTGCTTTTATTGCCTGTCTTTCTGTGAACACTGCGTCTCCTTCGGAAAGCTTTGTTTCTTTTGATTTTTCTTCTAGCCTTTCTCTCAGCTATATTTTTAATTATTGTAATTTTATTTTTCAAAGGCTAGAAGTTTATCGTATAAATATGGGAGTGATCCGCAGGGATAGATTGTTTGTGTTTTCGAAGATAATTTTTGATCCCGGAAATAGATTTGTGTCCAGTGTGCGGCATCAGGCTCAACATGATCTCCATTTCTCCCATTCCATCGCCAAGCTTGGCATTGTAAAGATCCATAATTGCCGTATGCCGTCCAGAGTATAATCCATATTCGCGGCCATAACCAAGCGCATCCTTAATTTTCTTGAAGCGTTTTCCAAAGTGGTCCACCTTGCTTTTTTCTGGAACATCCCAGTCTGCAGGTTGGTTTTTGTTGGTGAACAGGTGAAAACTTCCCGGATATTTCTCGATTTCCATTGTCTCCAGAACAGGTTTTATTTTTTCGATGATCCTTTTATGGCTTAAAACCTCTGTTTTTGTTTGCACAGAGAATAACCATTTATCGGTATTGAAGGAGTTTATTTTGAGTCGGCAAATTTCCACAGGTCGCAATAACGGATAAAGTATAAAGCTAAAAAATGGGATTAAATGAGGATCACTCTTCTCCATTTCAGCCTTAAGTTTAACCAGATCTTCAGCTGTAAAAGCTTTATTGTTCACTGGTTCCTGGTCCACCATGGGAATGTCCCGGATGAAATTTACCGGGACAAGCCTTTCATTTTTGAGTGTGGTAAACAGCGCAGAGAGGCTTCTTTTGTGATTATTTATGGAAGTCCCGGTCAAAGGTTCCTTTGTGGCCTCCACCAGGTAATCAAATCTTAACCAGTCGTGAAATTCATAAAACTGATCAACGGTGAATTCTTTTATATCGATTCCAAGATAGCCCTGACTTTTGCACCAATCCAGGAACCGGTTCATGTGAAATTCATAGCCGGTGAGCGTTGGTAGCTTTTTACTTCCGGATTTCTTGATCTGCATAGCGTATTTCAGCGCCTTTTCAACCGTCATAAAATCAGATCTCGAGCTTCGCTTCTTTGGAACTGATTTTGTTTCTGGACTCCATCCCCTATCAAGTGCTTCCTGGTATCCCTTAACGAGCGCTTTCCCTATTTCCTTCCTTTCTTTGACAGTCTTGAATGAATTGATCCCTTTTTTGTACCGGAATTTCTTATCCAGTTTATCACCGGTGCTTCTCCAATAGAAATAAACATACCAAGGCCGATCTTTATCAATAACAGGCTTCCCGTTATTTTTCGGGATGTGAAGTTTGGGATCAGAATACAGTCTTTTCTTCAAAATTACTTTGTAAGAACTAGGCCCCTCTGTAGGCCCTTTTGTTAAAATTACCTCGATCTTCATAGCAATGAGAGAGGATAAAAAACAAGAAAACCCCTGTGTTAATAGGGGTTTTAAAGTACTCGGAGCGGGACTTGAACCCGCACGACCGTTGCTGATCATTGGATTTTAAGTACTACTCCAACCACATTTAATAATTTATCCTATTGATTTTTAGTTAATTAAAAAAATTCAAATCCAAAACTTTAAAAAATTCTAGGCCCCGCAGTAGACCCCTAACCAGTAAACTCTACCTGGAGAACTAATATATTTTTATTGGTTTCCGAAATAGATAAAGGATATGACTCTCGATTTGTCCAGTTTCTGCCAGCCCACTCCGTTTTGCCTTGGATATCCTCAATTTCTGAAGGCTCTATTGAATCTTTTCCCGAATCGTCGGTTCCGTTTATATCTACCAGTTTATTCGTGAAAACTTCAAGATCTGAAGTATTTATATTCTTTCCTTTTTTACTTGAAAAGCTGTAAACCCACGGCTGATCTTCATGAGTTGAAACTGTGATGGTATCAAATATTTCATTTTCTCCAGGATTAAGGTTCTTTTGGTAATCTACAAAACCCTCCTCAGTTTTTTCATTTGATGCTTTTTTCGGTTTATTTGAAAAACCGGAAAGATTTCCGAAATCAATGGATAATAACTTTTCAAGATCCTCTCTTAAATTATTATTATTTCTTTTTTTAGGATTACTCATAAAACGTCTCATGCCCATTATTTATTTATTTAGTTATTAGTATTCTATTTTTAACAGGTTCAGTCCCTACGCTGTTCAATACACTAATTTGAACCCAACCTATTATGATTGACCAGTTAACCAGGCTAAGCGCTATTGAACGCCTGGAACTTTACCTAGACTTCATTAAAAACAGAAAAAAGTATTCCCCGGAGGAGCAATGTAGAATCGAGGAATATTTTGAGGACGGGTAACCGTTCTTTTTTCAAATTACTCAACATTAAAGGAAACAAGTTTAAAACCTTTGCAGCCTCCGGTGTATTTTAACTGAAGATCCATTCTCATTCTAACATCCATGTTAAGCTTGTTTTTTGCGGTAAAAGCTTTGTAATAATTGATTAATCCTTCATCAACATTCGCGATGGACCCTGTGGAAGGGCTCATGTATATATACGAATCAAGCTTTTTTTCGTCAACAATAATGGTTTCTGGATATTTCACATTTCCTTTTAGAAGGTCTACCACAACAAATTCTAAGGGAATATTGCTTTTGCTCGGAGAACCGGATTCCTCTATGAACTCATTCAGGGCAAGTTCTTTTTCTTCCGGAGACATTGTTTCCCAGATTAGAGCACAATGCTTTTTCTCCATAGCCAACTGTTTCTCTTCCCTATCATTACCTCCAAATACCGCCGCTATAACAAAAATCCCGATAAAGCCAATGAATAGGTAAGCTAAAATTTTAATTACCCTCATATCAAATATTTAATTAGTTACTTTTTTAAAGCTATATAGGGATAGCTGTTTTTTTATTTACGCTCTTTCAAAAGCTCATCGAGCTTTGAAGTTGCTTTGGAGATCTCTTCTGCATTTAATTTTTCTATGAAATCAAGGATTTTACGCTGGCCCTGGAGCGAGGTAATTAAACCGTTGCTAACCACTTCAAAGTTGTGGGTCATTCCTTCACTTAATGCTTTTAGATCTCTTTTTATACTATCGTGAAATTCCTTAACTGTAATCTTTTCATCTTCAACATTCGGGGAATCATGTTTTTCCTCTTCCTGCGCATATTCACTCTTCAGCACCTCCCCTTCCCCGGTTAATAACCAATTGTAGTTAATTTTAGGATATCGGTTTGTAATTTTTTTTGCAAGATCAGGACTGATATTATTTCTACCGTTTTTCACATAATAAATACTTGTGTTCGCTTTTAAGCCAATTTCAGATGCCAATTTGTTAGCGCTTATTTTAAGATAGGCTAATAATTCAGATAAAATTTCTTGACTGTTTTTCACGATGTTGGCATTTGTTTGTATATTTATTTTTTGGGAGGAACCTTAATCGTTTTTGGCACTTCCTTCCTGCTTAAAGAATCAATTTTTTGTTTTAATTCATTATTTATTTTCTCTAAACGATCATTTTCATTGTCACTTTTATAAGCTAAACCCGCAAAAATGAACATACCCACTGTACTTATTGTCGTTATGATTGTACTCCAGGCAGTTAATGTATTTTTACACGTAATGATCCTTTTCCTCCATCGCTGGGAGTTAGAAAACCCCGAATAACTGCCGTGCTTCTCAAGCAATTCCCTCCCCTTATAGCTCAGGGAGACCATATACTTGTCTTCTCCTGTTTTGATCCATTCATATTGGATGAGCTCCTCCAGTATGGAATCAAGTAACGCGCGGTCTTGTATTTTCAACTTTTGTTCAAACAACCCCCTGGCGTCATAATATGATCCGATTTTTTTGTTTAGGAACTCAACCAACCAATTGAGTAGCTCCTCCCTTTGTGTTTTCATCCCCTGAACCCCTTGTTTCACGGCCATTCCCGATGTATTGTAAAAATTTACAAACAAAAACTAACAAAATGTTTGTATGTTAGTAAATGTTTGTGTTATATTTGCTAAGGTTAATACCTCAATCAAATATATAGTATTGATTTGGTTAAAACAATAGAAGAATAGTATGATTAGTCAGGAACAAAGAAAAGAGATGTTGGAAATTATTGGATTCAAGCACATTGCCAAGATTTCCATGTACTTCTATGATAAGAAAATTTTTAGCAGAACTGAAACCCCTTACCACAGTATGGTGATCTCTGAAGTGTTTAACGGAAGGAAAGCAAATCCAAAAATTGAACAGGGAATATTTGATTTTGTTGCGGAATATCCGGCTATCCTAAAGGCCGAGCAGGAACGAAGAAATGAAATTATTGCCAATACCAAAAAAGAACTCGATGAGCAGGAATAAAAAAATTGAACTCAATGTGGAGGATAAACTTTTACACCAGGACCGCTGGATCGTGTTTATGATCATTCTTGGAATGGCAGCCATATTTTTTACCATCCTGGAAGTACACAAAATAAACAGCGAATTTGAAAAAGCTGAAGGAATAGAAGAATCTTACCACGCTTAATTGCCCGGCCGGTTGCTGGACACTTACATGGTCACTAACGCTTAAATTAAAAACCAATTATTAACCTGTTATGTTGACACTTAAGAATTACAAAAAAGAAAGCCCGGAGTTAGAGCTCCAGGCAGATTCTCACCAGTCACTAACGCTTAAATCAGACGACAAATGAAAGACAAAACTACAACATCGCTACAACATTCGCAACATTTAATTGCGGGTCTGCTCAAACAAGATTGCGGCATCGAATTTTTCGGAATTCAGGAAACACTGGAAGTACAATGGATCCAGAACGGAAAGGTGCATTCTTTCAAAAAATTGAGCCCTGGGGATTTCTCCAGACTTGTCAACGCCTATAAATCCAACGCCGAAGCAGTGCAGCACATTTCCTGCAGGGTTGAGGAAGGAAGCTTTGTTTCCTTTACGCGCCAGGTAGAGCTTTACACCTACTTTATGTACGGAGGCCTTGACGGAAAGCCGGATCTGGTTAATGAAGAACTGCAGGAGCCGGAAAATTACCGGCACTCCAAGGACTGCATTTCCCTGAAATTTAAAAGAATAAAACTCAATGGCTGCCCCTTAAAGGAGCGCGAGCTTATAATGATAGACCTTATGGCACAGGATCACAAAGATGAAGTGATAGCACTCCATATGGGAATCGCACATTCTACGTACAACCAGCATAAAAAGGAACTTTTTAACAAAACGGGAATCCAAACAAAGCCGGGTCTTATGCTCGCGGCAATGAGGCAAAGGATCCTTAGATTTTATTCTCCTGCAATATGATAAACGTTAATTCCCCCGAACAAATTCAACGCTCCATAGCCCAGTTGGAAGAAAACTTGATTTTTGTTGATATAAGCAATTTTTGTGAAAAGGAAAAAGCCGATTTAAGGGCTATTTACCGGATGCAGATCCGGAAATACAAGGAAAAACAAGTGTCCTTTTATTCAGAAAGTTTAACCCCCAATTTTGTGGAATAATGAGCGAAAAAACTAAAAATATAAATGCTTCGTCCTGTATTTGCAGTGAAACGGTTAGCATAAAATCTTGTTTGCAACAACAGGATCAGGAGCTTAAAAAAAGAGAAGAAATGTCTGCTGAAATTTTTTCAGAAAACCACTAAAACAAAAACAATGTCTCAATTCACTGCAGATACTTTAATGCCGCTCTTCTCCGCCCTTCCGGAGGACGAGCAGCATTTGTTTGCAGAGAAGATAAGAAAGATGCTCAGCCCCCGGCAGGTTGCCAGGTCCAAAAAGAAAAAAGACATCTTCAACAGGATTGGCGATAAATACAGGCCAGAGAACCTGGAGATCCTTGTTTCTGAAATTATGAATAAGAGCTAAACCGGCACGTGTCGCTAAGGAACTGGAGACAAGGACACGTGATTGAGAGGTGCGCTCCCCAAAACGGCTAAGGATATCGCGGCAAAAAATGCCAGAAGGTCGGAAATGTTGACATCCCGGAAAGACGGGAAAACAGTGCGGTAGAGCAGTTGGTAGCTCGCTGGGCTCATAACCCGGAGGACGCAGGTTCGAATCCTGCCCGCGCCACACCCAAAGGCAAGTTGAAAGCTGCCTTAAACCAGTCTGCCCTAATTAGGCTAGGTGTCTATTACCGGACTGGTTTAAAATATTTTTTTTGAAAACCTGAAACTTCGGGATGGGAAACCTACCGATAATTTTAAAAAGTAACGAATGAATATAACCTCCCCCCGCAGTATTGGAAATCTCGCGCAAAACTTTATGGCCACCACGGCCAAAGCGAACAATTTCTTTTATAAAAAAGAGGACACGGTAAATGAGAACGCTTTTGTTCACCCCATTCTCACCACGGCCAACATTGCCGCCAGCATTGCCAAATACAACCAGTTTATCTACAAATACAACATGCAGTTGTGGATAGACCAAGCGCCCATTCGGAAATACAATAAACAGGTGATCCGTTTCAGGAAGACTGCGGTTATTTCTGTAGAGCAGAAGGTAAAAGAACAGATCTGGAAGAATATGATGAAGGACCACACGCCGGAAGAATACAACGAGGCGGTGGAGGAATACAATACAAAGAACGGATTTCAGCTTCGGAAGAAAAACCTGAAGCAACCCGTGAAGCCTGAAACAGAAAAATACTTTATAGCCCTACTTTATCAATACAATGCACAACTGTACCGAAGAAAGGAATTCCGCTTAACACTGGGAGTTTCCGTAGCTTCAGAATTGCCAAAAATGGAGATCTACCCCAACAAGATCATCGAGTCCGAGCGGAACGGGGTGAAAGTTCTCCCCGTTACCGTGGAGTCTGTAAGGGCACACAGGGAACGTTTGGAAGAGGCCGGGGTGTTAACCGGATACTCATATCACGGACCCAACAGGCCCATTAAAATAGCCTTTAACCCGCAGGTTTTAGACATCACCGACAACGGATCTTCAAAAAAGACGGTTACTGATAATCAGTTACTTACACCATCACAAACGAACAAAGTTCCGCATAGTAATGTATCTAGTAGAAACACTATCAATAAGTTTAAGATAAGGGAAGAAGGAGATTTGCCCGAAAGCAAATCGCCATCCAGTTGTACCAAAGAAACTACTAAAACACCCAAAAGGCAAGATGGAAAAAATTCCATTGCTCCTAACAGACCGGAAAAAGAAAAAAAGAAAAAATTCACCGGGGCCCGGCGGCCAGCCGATTTTATTAAAAAAGGAATCGACTATTTAGCCGAAAAAAACGAACTGAGCGCGGTTTTGATGGACACCTTGGATGATAAAACCCAACTGGCGCAGGATCTTTCCGCCGGGAAACACAAAAATTACCGTCCAATCCCTGAAGAATACGCCCAGAGGGAAGCTTTTTCGGGAGCGATGCATCCGGAAGACTTCAAAGAACTGGCTATTCAGGATGTTTTTAAATTTTCGGCCAGTCTTTTTGAAGATCTCGAAGTGCACCCCGGAAGTTGGATGAATGCTTATAAATATTGGCTTGCAGATTCCTTCCAGAGTTTCACCGGAAAAACTTTCAAGAAAGATTCGCTAATAAACCACTGGAAAAAATGCATCGAGGTGCTGCGGGAGGTTAAAAAATACAAAAAAGCACATCCCGGCTGGAACCCAAGCTTCCCGAGCCTTTATTTTGATCCTGCACGGACTTTTAAAGAGAATAATTCATTTGAATATGCCTTAAAAACTTTCCGTCTGGACCTTGAGAAGATCGCCAGCAAGAAAAAACGCAAAGTTGCTGCCGCAAATTCCTCCAGGCATAAGACCGATGTTTCAAAAGCCCGCGAGAAAATTCGCCAAATGATGAAAGGGAAAATAAGCCTAGACCGGGTTTACGAATTTGTAAGACAAAACTGTAACAAACAGGTGAATGCCGGATTGAATACGCTTATCAAGAAGGAAATGTCAAAAGTTTAAAGTTCAAAAAAAGTAAAAACTAACGCTAAAATTGATTTATAAATGAGTGAAATTAAATGCAAATGCGGCCTGAATAACAAGACCTATTGCCCGCGCTGCAGCAAAGTGAGAATGGTGATCCTTCTTAAAAATGGTCATGAGAATTTGAAACTTACCAGGGCAAATGGAGATCAATACAACCCCGTTTGGTATTCTTTCCTGAAATACAATAAATACGAGGTTTACAGGATTGCAGAAAAAATGGAGGCCAATATTAGAAAGCACCCTGAGTTTTGCGCAGCTGCGAACGTCCTTCAGTTCTACATTAACGGGCAGAGACAGGCCTACTTCAAAAAAACAGCATTATGAGTTACACAAGTCCAAAAATTAGCCTTGGAAAGATCAATCAGCACGATTTAGGAGTGATCGCGAATTCCTGCGAGAAATACCATCAGGATCTTCTGGCATTACTGGAGCAGGAGCACAGCGCGCAGCAATACATTCATATTTCCATGCTGCAGGCATTCAGATACGAACTTTTAAAGAAGATCACCAACCGGTTCCAGGCGAAGTTGGTTAACATAAAAATGGAAACCTTCACCGCTTTTGTCTTGTTTGATGCCCTGCAGCATTATTCAAACCATTGTGACAATCATTTGGACCAGGCAATTTTAAGGCGGTTGTGTGATGTTCTTTTTCAGGAATTGCCCAGGACAAGTGATAAAACCTTGTCTATTAACAGTGAATTAAACTTTAACTAACGCTAAAATTGAGATTATGAGTATTGAAAAAATTACCATTTCTGAAACAGAATGGAAAGACGGTCAACGATTTGAAAGGGAAAAAGAGTATTCCCGTGATGAACACCACGGAGATTTTGACGTGTTTATCCTGGAACAAATAAATTCTTCAGACGTAGAAGATTATGCCAGAGAGGAATTTGATATGATAAAGGAAAGGGATTGCCCCAAAACTTATGTGGATGACTTTTATACACAAGATCTTATTGATGAATTAAAAGATAGGGGTTATGATGTTGTTGAATGTAAAACCCTATCCGACACTTTCAAGCTTCAGAAGGTTAAAGAATTAATGGAACTATGACCAACCTTCTCCAGATCATAGAGGAAAACCACAAAGCCACCGGTGGCAAATGCGGGATCTCCATCGTTCAGCTTTCGGTAAAGGCTGGCATTGGGATTTCCAGTGTACGTCCGCTGCTCAAGGAACTGCACACGGCCGGTAAAATAAAAGTCCGCGACGGTATCAATTCAAAATTAATATTTCCAATCACTAACGCTAAATAATTATGAAAAAATTTCTAATAAACCAACGTGGAAACATCAAAGACATACGGGACAGTTTAAAATTTGGATTGCCAGAAATTCAAGATTTACGCCTGGCAATTGCAAATGAAAAAGAGAATAAAAACCGGGATACGGTTTTAAAGCTGCTGGAAATTGCTTTAAAAAAACAACTTAAAACAGTGGCACAATGAAAAAAAATATCTACATCGCCGGGAAAGTAACCGGATTGGATTCTATGGAGGTCCGATTGAAATTCAAAAGAGCCGAAGAAGAAGTCATCGCGAGGGGTTTTGAGGCTATCAATCCTATTAACCTGGTCAATAATCCTAACGCGACCTGGGAAGAAGCTATGAAGAAATGTATTGCTGCGCTATGTTTGTGCGATGCCGTGTATTTATTACCCTGCTGCAATACTTCTCCTGGTGCCAAACTGGAAATTGCCATTGCTGCAAGTTTAAAGATCCCGGCCTTCCAAAAGGTAGACGACTTGTACCAGGTAATAAATTTAGAATAGAAGTAACGCCCGGTATAAAAACCGTTTTTTCTATGGTTTTTATACAGTGTTAGCAAATCGGTTTAATTAAATAATTTATAAAATATGAAAAATCCAAAATCATTCTATAAGAAACTTAAAAAACTAATAGAAGAAGAATGTCCTGAAGGTTGTAGAGTAGTTTATGACACTGGAGATTGCTATATGTACGTGATAAAAGAAGGTTATGAATTTAATGAAGGTAAAGGGTTGGGAGGTAGTTCTTGGCACGGTGTCATGTCACCTGTAAACACTCCTTCAAGTGACGTAGGACACGAAAAAGACGCAATCGTAGGTGAAGGTATTTATGTTGGTATGGAAGCCGTACAAGATGACTAACTGTTTGCTAACGCCCGGTATAAAAGCAGGCGTATTTACAAACAAGCTTCCGCTTGCTTTTATATGATGTTAGCGGGGTTAAATTAATAAGTAAAAATATAATTATGGACTTACAAAAAATTAAAGAGCAGTATTTAAAGGAAACTTATAACGGTTCAGGACGGATATATTCTGACAATGAAGTGGATGAACTTATGAGAAGAGCTTGTGACGCTACATTGGATTTAGCAGCTGAAAAAGCAAGGATTGATAAATACGAAACTGGTGAAGTTTTCCAACCTGTGAGGTATAGAGTAGATGTAGAATCAATTTTAAACCTTAAAAACAATTACCGCTAACGCCCAGTATAAAAACCGTTTTTTCTATGGTTTTTATATAATGTTATCAAATCGGTTTAATTAAATTAAAATTATGTATCACAAACCAAGAATACAAGCAAAAATAGGAACTCATTCTTCAACTGAATTAGTTTTATGGAATGATAAGCAAGAAATTAAGATAGGTAGTAAAATACTAGCAATGGAATCTAAACTTTATGACTCTTTGCATAGCCAATGGCGTAGGTTGAAATCCTGCGATTATTGGCAGCACTACTTAATCACAGAGACAGAACCAATAGTTTTCGTTAGTAAATAAAAATAATACGACATGAAAAAATTAGAATGTAGATTTTACTTAGTTATGGCTTGGGTGTTTATGCTTGAGCCTTGGGAATCTGTGGGTGTGCATAATGTAGCTTGGTGGAGAAATAGACTTAAAATACTAAAACTTAAAAATCACTAACTGTTAGCAAATCGGTTTAATGAGAATTAATATTAATAACTAAATAAATTAAAAATGAGAACAACAGACCAAATGTACAACGAGATTGATAGAGCTACTTCTGCACAAGAAAACGGTGAAGGGTTTAGAGGAATGAGCTATGAAGATGGTGTAAAAGCTGCCTTAGAGTGGGCTACGGGAGATACGGAAGATAAACCTATGGATGATTAAAGAACTGTTTGCTAACATGTCGCTAAACGTACCTCTTAAACCAATACTTTAAGAGTTGCGTTTATATTTTTTAATCTTCTAACTTTCAAACCTTGAATTTTTTAAGGGTCCTACTTTTTATAATCTTATTTTCATAATTCCCACATTTACAGGTATAAGTCCCTTTTTTTACATTGGATTTTAACATATATTTGATAAAACCAAAATCCGCCTTGCCTATGCCTCCCCCTGTAGATTATTCAATCACTCAGCATTTCCCGGTTGCAGATCACGTTTACAAGTATTTAATAACCCGATGTGGCAGTGACCATATCACCGCCAGCAGGCATACCTCCTTCGGCAGCCTTGCTTTAAGCCTGCACGGCCGCAACCCGGATGTGAAGCCCGGAAAACTAATCTTTACCAAAGTTTTTAAAGTCACGGTGCAGGAAGAGCATTTTAAAAGGCTTGGGATGCATATTACAAGTGAGAACGCCCAGCTCTTCAATGACCAGGTAGATAAGATGTTTCGCGAAGAGCTTTTTTACCATATCATGATCAACAAAGGAATAGATGCCGCGAAGTATTTAGACTCCATACGTACCTTTTTAATGGTGTATAATATTACCGAGGATGACATTAAACTGGATACGCTGTACCGTGATTTTAAGCGACGGAAGGACGCGATTGACCTAAATTTAAAACTAATACCGGCACACGGATAATTTTCCCCTAAAAATATTTTGTCCCTAAAAAAGGGACAATTTTCCCACTCGGGATTTTTGTCCCTAAAAAAAGGACAAAAAAAATGTTTGGGAAAATTGTCCATAAAAAAAAGCACCATGATCCAGAACCTTTGTAACATTTTTAATGAATCCAGCTTCGATACTTTTTTTAAAATCGTAATTATTGAAGCTACCCAACTTCCAAAATTCAACCACCTAACCCCGGACGAGGAAGTTTTGAGCGTGGTGAATTCTCTGCCGGCAGCATTCCAGGCGATGGTGATCCCTTTTATCCCTGAGAAATTTTCCTTATCCTCCAATACCGCCCTGGTGAATGAAAACAAACAATACCGCCACAGCGTTTCCCTGCCGCTTATTCCGCAGGATGCCGCAATTCAAGGGCTGCTGGAAAGTTTTAATAATAAACTGGTGGTGGCATTTGTAGTGCGTCATTCGCATTCTCATTTATACGGCACCAGTGAACAGCCGCTGCTATTTACTTATGATGAACTCCACGCACCAACCCCTGCCGCCCTTAAAGGATACAACCTTGCAATGGCCGGGGAGACCTATGGAGCCGCGAAATACTTTGCAGGAAAAGAAACCGACTTTCCTGTAATAGATCGCGGACTGGCGTTTTCTTTGGCCGGAAGTTTATAGGCCCTCGAAGGCATCGATGTATCTTTTTAACCAAATTAAAACTAAACGCCCTAAACGTACCTTTTCAACCGGACACCTATCTAAACGCCTCAAACTGCTAAGTTTGGGGCGTGTCCTTTTTTAGGTTTTGGCATCCTTTTAATATTGTGATTGAATTATTGTTCACAATCTCAATTGATGTCTATAAGCAACCTACACTCTTTATTGAATCGCCCCTGGTATATTGATATGGCTTATGCCGAAAGTCATTTGCCAATGCTGTTCAACCTTTTGGATGGAAAAACAGGAGTCTCTAAAGTAGAGAAAGAAAACCCAGTTGCTTCCTTAATTAATGCAGCCGGAAATTCATTAGCTGTCAACGATGGACCTGAAGAGAGTCAACAAAAAGTAGTTGCTGTTTTAAACATAAAATCACCCATTTACAAATATGATCAGCAATGCGGTCCATCTGGAACGCAAAGTAAGATCGCTGCCCTGGAAAGATTAAAAAACAATGCTGCTATTGCAGGAGTTGTTTTAGATATCGACAGCGGAGGTGGACAAGCTTACGGAACTCCTGAATTTTATGATTATCTGAAGACTTACCCTAAACCGGTTGTTACCTATACAAGCGGATTAATGGCAAGTGCAGGTTATTATATAGGAAGTGCTGCAAGTCATATTGTTGCCAATAAAAGAGCAGAAGCAATTGGATCCATTGGCGCGTATACTCAAATGCTGGATCTCTCTGGATATTATGAAAAGCAGGGAGTGAAGATCCACACGATCTACGCAGAAAAATCCACAGAAAAAAATAAAGCATATCGCGATGCTCTGGCAGGCGATTACAAGGCATACATCAAAGAGGAGTTGAATCCTCTGGTTGATGATTTCATTGCCGATATAAAAGCAGCAAGACCAAATGTTTCTGAAGATGTTTTTAAAGGAGCTACCTATAGCGGTCCCGCAGCCCTTAAAAAAGGTCTCATAGATTCTCTTGGAACGCTCCAGGATGCAGTCGATAAAGTTTTCGAGTTATCAAATTCTAATATTAATAATACCCAAACCAACATGAGCAAACCTAATTCTTATCCTAATTTGGAAGCTGTCCTTGGATTATCTGAGCCTTTGGCCAGTACGGAAGACGGAAGTTTTTTGAATGAGGACCAAAAACAGGTGATCGAAGATCAGTTAACGGCATCGGCCGCTGATGTTCAGGCCGCGAATGATGCCAAGGCAACTGCCGAAGCTGATCTTGCTGCTGAAAAAGCCACCGCACAAACCGCTTTAGAGGCTGCAACTGCAACTTCAGAAAGTGTTTTAGTGCAATTAAAAGCCGTTGCCACCGAGGCCGGCGTTGAAAACATTGCTGAGAATGCAACTTCTGAAGAAATTCAGACTGCACTTACAGCGAAGATCCAGGAGCTTAACGGGAAACCGGGCGCTTCTCACACAGCCGGAGCGGCCTATGATGCTCCAGCAGCTGAACACGCTTACATCGACTTCACTTCATCAATCTATAATACCAAGTAAAAAATGGCAACAATCAACATCAATGACGTTGTAAAAGAGGCAAACACATACCTCGCTAACAATCCTACATTAATCTCTGCCGCAATCAACCGCGCGCAGAATGTTCTGGATTTACACACGCAGCCTCTCACAAAAATCAAAGGTCAATTCCCACAAGGGCACACCTTGTTAAGCAATGTGGTGCAGGGATTCTCAAGCGCAGGTTTTAACGAACTTGGAGCCGTACAAATTGAGACCAAAACCCTGAAGAATTATCAACAAAAAGTGAATTTCGCTTTGGTTCCCGCTGATATTCTTCACTCCTACTGGGCTGAGCTTTATGCAGAAGACAAAAAACCGGCAGATATGCCTGTTTCAAAGTACATCATCGAGAATGAATTGCTTCCGAAGGTGCTTGATAACCTTGCCACATTATCTGTAAAAGGAGTTTATGATGCTGCTCGTTTGGCAGAATTTGGATTCTCCATGAACGGAATCGAGCAGATCCTTGCCAACCTTCTTGCGTTGGATCCTGCGGTTGCAACAGACCACACGCCTTACCGAATTCCAATGAACGCGTTGACAGATTCCAATATTGTGGATGAAGTCACCAAGTATGAAAGAGGCCTTCCTTCCAAAACAAAAGGGAAGATCAAGAAGATCTTCATGAGTGAAAACAATAAGGAACGTTACGGGATGAACTATGAGGACAAATTTGGCCAGAACAAGTTCCAGGATGACGCGATGAAAACCCGGGTTGGAAAAAGAGAGATCGTTGGAATACCAGGAATGGATTCTGATTTGATCTTCGCAACTACAGAGAACAACTTCAAAAGGTTGATCGATGTTTTTGACAATGAACCGGCAATTACAGACATTCAGATCCAAGACTATAAAGTGAAATTCTTTATGGAATTCTGGAAAGGATATGATTTCCTTATCAACCAGTTGGTATATGTTTCCAACTATTCAAACGCGACACTAGGTCTTGGCTCTACAGCTTTGAACCAGAAATATTACGGTGAAGACGGATTCACCGCAGTCTAATAGCAAAATTCTAAAAAATGAATAAAGCTGAATTATTGCAAAAGTGTACAGACCTGGGGATTGATATCTCAGGTCTGGACACCAATGCCAAACTGAAAGCCGCCATTGAGGCGAAGGAAGCCGAACTGGAAGCCTTGGAAGTAGAAACTGAGAAAGCTGCTGCCGAAAAAGCTGCTGCTGAGAAAGCTGAAGCCGAAAAAGCTGCTGCCGAAAAAGCTGAAGCCGAAAAAGCTGCTGCTGAGAAAGCTGAAGCCGAAAAAGCTGCTGCCGAAAAAGCTGCTGCTGAGAAAGCTGAAAAAGAAGTTCCTGTCTATACAGACGAGAAAGGAAGGAAGTGGAGTTTTAAGGCCACCGCTCCTAAAAAAATAAATATTGACGGGCATTCCATGAGTCAGGAAGAGATCTTCGAAGACGAAGACATCATCTCTGAATTGATCTACGGAAACAGCACGTTACTAATTCAAAAATCAAAATAAACAATGGCCTGTACAGATGCAATCCCATTAGAAAGCTTAGACTTTTGCCCTACCGATGAAGTAGCAGCAGGAGTAAGCGAAGTCGGCGTATTTGCCGCAGCGGTCTCAGATTTTCTTACGATCGAAAAACCATCAGATCTTTCCACAGGGACAGATCTTGCCAGCCTTGCTACCATTACGGCAGCACACACCTTTAAGCCAGACCGTGGTTTCCATAAAATTTATGTGAATCCGGACAGCGGAATGGTGGAAAGTGCGCAGGTGGGAGAGAAAGGAAATATTTCTTTCCAGAACAGTTTTGGCGGAGCTTTACAAGGCACCAGCGCCAAGGTTGCAGGATACTTGAGGAAGTATAAAAACACCCCAATGATCTTTGTAGTGCGAGAAAAGAACGGCGATGTGAAGCAGATAGGAAGTGAACTAAGCCCAGCTTATTTAAGCGAAGCTGCAGGAACTTCTGGATCTAAACCCGGAGACGTGAAAGCGACCACCGTGAAGTTCATGGACACACAAAATTATATGGCCCCTCAATATGATGGCGCGCTTGTAGAATTTACCCCACCGGTAGTATAATAAATTATGAGTAAAGTTTTTAAAGTTGCCGCAGGCCGTTATGACATTCCGAAAATTGGAAGGTTGGATACCACCGTTGAAGTAAGCGATGAGCGATTATTTGCCATCTACAAACTTCCTAGAAAGGTGTTCCCCTGGATAAGTTTGAAGTCGGGCGCCAAGGCTTTCTTAAAAAAACAAAAGCTCACTGTAAAAGAGATCGCCTCCTTGGTACAAAATGCCAGCAGCGCGCAGGAACTGGAACTGCTTTCCGGCATTAGTGACTCAAAAACTATTACCGGGATTGCAGAAACCAAACTGAAAGCTCTTGAAAATAACAAAAATTAATGAAAGCGAAAGCTGGCTTTTTAATGTTGCTGATCGGACTGATCTGCTTCACGGGATTCGGATTAACTACTGCCGACCCGGCCGAAAATTCGACCACTGAATTAATCCAGATGGATGATTCAGCAAATGTAGTATCTGTTTCCGTAATGGAAATTTCTTTCGATTCCTTCCAAATGGAAGCAGCATTTAGCCTTGCTGAAAATAGGGCTATTTTACCAGCAATGGAATTTAAAAACACGATTAGTTCTGAACTTAACCTAACAATAAATCTGACAGATGATGTGGGTTGGCTAAATTCTAATTATGAAAAAGAAAATCCTACTCACACCTTAGAAACCAAACTCCATTTTCCCCAGCGAAATGCAAGCGATGGAATAATGTACGGCTTTTTATTTTCTTCATAAACCTTGTTTTTAGTTAGTTAGTTAGAAAGCAGCTCTTGACCTCCCGGAGCTGCTTTTTTTATGCTGTTTCTTATGAATGAAATTCAAGACTGGTTTAAAACCAAAGATTACAATGCCGGAGTAAAACTCTACGCCGGTTCTCCCGGATGCAAGAGCAGGATCCTGTCCACGCTTCAGCAGGGATACAGCGACCGTAATTTTGGTTTACTGATAAGCGAACTGCGAAAGCTGAAGAACAAGGTGGTGGTGAAAGTTAAAAAACCCACCATCGAGAAGCTGAAGCTGGCACCGGTTGAAACCGTGAAGGTCCAGGAAGCTGCAGAACGCACGCAGTTAATTCAGAAGAGCAGCGAGAGTTATTTCCAGCGCGTTCGATTTGGAGACCTTCCTGCGGAACTCAGGCCGCGTTTCAGAGTACTGAAGGACTTATTCTATGATATGCAGGATCTAAAGTTCGCATTAAACGATCTGCCCGCAAAAGCGGAGCAGGATGCTTTAAAAATTCAGTTGGCTATTGAAGCCCTGGATGAACAAAAGGAAACTATCTGGAAGGAGATCGATCATTGGTTGCTTTATAAAACGTTGCTTCCCACAAAAACCGAGGATGATTTTTCGGGATTATCGGTACAGCATTTATTTCTGAAGAAGGCAAGCCTTGGAAGCAGCATTTCAAAAATTAAAAAAAGACTGGAAGGATGGCGTGAAGATCTCACGAAGCAATCAAATAAACAGGAAGCTATTAAAATAGAACAGCAAATAAGTCGCAGCGAAAGAAGGCTGCACACTCACGAAATCAATCTAAGGAAGATCGAGGAACTTTTATAAAAAAGTCCCCCAGCTTACTAAATATCTCTTACCACACTTAATAATAAACCCAATCGGGAACTGGAGGACAGTGTCTTCCCTCGATTGGGTAAAATTAATTATTAAAAAATGTGATAAGAGATGACAAATTTAAACAAATTAAATGATTCTACGCTACTAGCACCGCTTGAGTGGCATAATGATCGGAGAAAAGTTAAGGACCTGGTTCCTTATGAATTCAATCCCAGAATTTTAACCGATGACAAAAAGGAACGCCTGAAGCGAAGCCTTGAGAAATTTAACCTTGCAGAAGTCCCGGCGGTAAACACCGACAATGTAATTGTGGCCGGCCACCAGCGTGTGAAAATCCTGATGCTGCTGGATCGCGGCGATGAGATTATAGATGTCCGGATCCCGAACCGAACTTTAACTGAAGAGGAATTTAAAGAGTACAATATTACCTCCAACGTTCCTGCCGGGTTTTGGGATGTGGATGTACTCGAGGAGCATTTCGCTGATATCGATTTGGAGTCGCTTGGTTTAATGGTTGGAGATCTTGATTTTATAGATGCGCTTATTCCTGAAGAGTTCAAGGATGAAGAAGAGAAAGACTTTGATCCGGAACCCCCGAAGGAAGAGATCACTAAGACAGGAGATATTTATGAGCTTCGAAGCACAAAGAAAGAGCTTACCCACCGCATAATTTGCGGAGATAGTACCTTGCCGGAGGTTTTTAAAAACCTTTTGAAGGAAGAAAAGATCGATTTAACCGTTACAGATCCACCTTACAACGTGGATTATTCCGGAGGATCGACCGGGAACCGTGATAAAATAGCCAATGACAAGATGGAAGTGAGCGCCTTTTATGATTTTCTCCTGGCTTTTTACATTCCCACTTATGAATTTTCCAATGAAGGTGCGCCAATCTATGTCTTTCATGCAGATACAGAAGGTGTTAATTTTAGAAGTGCCTTTGTAGATGCCGGCTTTAAATTTTCCCAGTGCCTTATCTGGAAAAAGAATTCTATTGTAATGGGAAGGCAGGACTACCATTGGATGCATGAGCCTTGTTTGTACGGATGGAAGTTGGGAGCAGCTCACCCCTGGTTTAACGACAGGAAGCAGCGAACCATTCTTGAATTTGACAGGCCAAGCAGGAGCACGGAGCATCCAACAATGAAACCGGTGGAGCTGCTGAGTTATTTGATAACCAACAGTTCCAAACAAAGGCAGATTGTTTTTGATGCGTTCCTTGGAAGCGGAAGCACGCTGATAGCCTGTGAAAAACACTGGAGGCAATGCCGGGGCATAGAGTTGGATCCGAAGTATTCAGATGTAGAAGTTAAAAGGTGGCTGCAGTATATGATGGATAATTCTTTGGAGTATGAAATCATAAAGAACGGTGAGAAACTTTCCGAAGAAGAACTTCAAAAATACTTAGAAGAAACCCCTGTAAGTGCTTGACTTACGGAGGATGTTGTGTTATATTAGACTGTAATTAACGCTTAAATAAACAGACATGAAAACGTACCAAGTACCTCATTTTCTTACCACAGATCCTTATAATAAGAGAGGCCAATCCGGAATAGTAGTTGAACAAAAAGAAGATATTGTTCGCCTGAAATTTAAAGACGGTACCACAGGAATTTATTCCGAGGATTCTCTGGTTGAGATTACCGGTTAACTAATAAAAGGAAAATTTAAAACAGCCGCTTATACAGCGGCTGTTTTTTTATTCATAAAATAGAACAAAGAAATTTTTTCCTCGACAATTTCCTCCTGGTCCTCGCTGAATTCTGCGGGATCGGTATGCAGGAAACTTTTAAATCCGAGTTCTTCCAGGATCTCATAAAGATCACTTTCGTAAACCCAGGTCTTCGGAATTACTTTTATTACTAGATTGTAAACATCAGTAAGAGTTTTCTTTTCGGTGTATTCATCCGAATCGAATGGAGATATTACCGGTTCGAAGTTGTTTCGAAGCAGATTTTTGATCTCTAATGTATAATCTGTTTTCATTTTTCTCAATTACAAAAAGTTATTTTACTGAATTTCAGTTATTTAAACTCATAGGGCTAAACATTTTTTATCAAAAGTGCAACGGTGCA